CTGTTGACCCACAGGGTGATATCACCCTCTTCCGCATACAGTTCATCACGGAACATCTGCGGCGTGATCTCATCGCCCCAGAAGGATTCCGAATCAATCGGTCCTTCCAGGCGGAGCACCCTGCCGCCAGAGTCATCGTGAATCCAGTTCCAAAACTTCATCACTTTCGGTTTCCTCCTCTTCTCTGCGCCTTACGCTGTGCATGGCGCTGGGCTGCGTTTTTGCTTTCATGCTGCTCCTCCTGTTCCTCGCTGTGCTCTTCCTCCGGTGTTTCTGTCTCTGGCTCTTCCGACTCCTCGGCATGCTGCTTCTCCTGCTCCGCCACCTGGTTTGCGCCATAGGCAGACCCGGCGTCCTTTAGCTTGGTGTAGCTGCCGTTCAGGTAGTAATCGTCCCCGCCCTCCTCGGACGGGATCAGATCCATATTTTCCAGTCGCCGGATATCATTGGGCGACAGGAAACCATTGGAGAAGCCCACCGCGTAGCCGTCCATGCGGGACTTATAGTCGCCGCGCATCAGGCCATCCACGTTGAACTTGGGGAAGTAGATGTCCTGTTCTTCCTCGATCAGCACATCCTTGATGATGGCCTGCTCGATACGGACCAGCCAGGGCATGATCGTGTGCATCACAAAGTCAATGGACTGATGCTCGATGTTGTTGAATGTCGCCCGTTTCAGGTCCTGGACCATATGCGGAGGCACACGGAAGATGCGGCAGATTTCTTCCACCCCAAACTCACGGGTGGAAAGGAACTGGCTGTCTTCCGGAGGCAGGCTGATCGGCTTATATGCCATGCCCTCTTCCAGCACAGCCACCTTGTGGGCATTCCCCGCGCCACCGTAAGCGTTCATCCAGTTATCCCGGATCTTCTGCGGGTCCTTCAGCACACCCGGATGCTCCAGCACACCGGCCGGTTGAGCGCCGTTCTTAAAAAATGAGCTGCCGTATTTCTCCACCGCCAGTGTTGTCCCGAGGGCATTCTTCATCATGGCGATGGGGGAAAAACCAACCAGGCCATTGAAGCCGAGACCGGGGATGTGCAGGATTTCGTCGCGCTGGAAAATGATATCTTTATCATGCTCACCGGGCACTTCATCCGTGTAAGCATGGTAGGTATAAAAGAGCTCTCCGTTCTCTGCCCGGTCGATCTCCACGTTTTCCGGGAGCAGCGGGTACAGTCCCAGGATGCCGTTCTTGCCATCCCGCACGATCTGTGCGTAGGCATTGCCCCAAAGGAGCAGGTGCATCATCATGGCTTCCCGGAAGGAGAAGCTCGTCATTTCCGGATTGGCCTGCCGGTACAGGATCTTATACAGCGGATGTTCGGTCGCCCGTTCCTTGCCATCGCCCTTCTCGGTGAACTTGTACAGGTGAAGCGGCAGGCTTGCCACTGTCTCCGCCAGCAGCCGCACGCAGGCATATACTGTGGCGATCTGTAGGGCGGACTTCTCATCCACCCGCTCCCCGCTGAGCGTTTGCCCGAAAACAAAAATACCGCCCGAATCCCGGACGTTATCTTCAATCTTCGGCAGCTCCCTCTCAGGAGCATCCCTCGGCCTGCTGAAACCAAACCATTCTCTCCAGTCCATCTTCATTTCCTCCATTCTCAGAAAACCCACAGTCCATGCTCCGGGTCGTCATATACACTGCCCTGCTGCTCATGGCGGATCGCTCGATCCAGACCCATGATCCAGGCAACGATGCCATCGATCTTCTCCGTGCTCTTTTTCTTGCTGGGCTTGATATTTTCCGCCGCGTCGATCTCAGCGACCACATTCCCTGCCATCCAACGGAGCACGGGATTGCCGCCGTGGATGATCTTGCCTTCCAACAGGAGCTTGTACAGCTCCTTCATGCCGGGGCTCATGTCCTTAAAGCCCATCCCGATGGGTACCATGGTGAAACCGTCGCCCTCCAGGTCAGTGATCAGCTGTGTCGCGTTCCAACGGTCCACGCCGATCTCCTTGATGTTGAACTCCTTGTTCAGATCGTTGATCGTCTTTCGCACGAAGTTGTAATCGACCACGTTTCCCTCCGTCACATGAAACAGGCCCTGCCTCTCCCAAACATCGTAGGGGACATGATCCCTCCGTACTCGCAGGTCCAGAGTCTCACGCGGAAGCCAGAAGTGCGGCACTACGATGTATTTATCTCCCTCATGCAGCGGAGGGAACACCATGACAAAAGCCGTGATGTCAGAGGTAGAGGAAAGGTCCAGCCCGCAGTAACATTCACGGCCCTTGAGGGCATCTATATTGATGGGCGTATCCCCCTGATCGTAGATGTGCTCCGGAATCCATGCCACCGCACTGCCCACCCACTGATCCAGTCGCAGCTGACGAAACACATTTTCTTCTGCCGGATTCGTGAGGGCTTCCCGGTGTGCGTCCCGGACGCGGTCGATCTGGATCGTATATCCCAGGGAGGGATTTGCCTTGTACCAGGCTTTCTCATCGTTCCAATCCTCACCGTCGTCCAGTCCATAAATGACCGGATAGAAGGAAGGATCGATACGTTTGCCCTCCAGGATATCCTTTGCCTTGGTGTGATACTCATAGCAGATGCTGTTCCGGTCCGTCCCGGCCGTCGTGATCAGGAAGTACAGCGGCTGGGTCCTGGCATCGCCGGAGCCCTTGGTGAGCACATCCACCAGGTTCCGGTTGGGCTGGGCATGCAGCTCGTCCAGCACCAGACCGGACACATTCAGGCCGTGCTTGGTCCCGACCTCCGCCGACAGGACCTGATAAAACCCGACGTTGGAGTAATTCACCAGGCGCTTGGTCGCTGCCATGATCTTCGAGCGTTTCAGTAACGCCGGAGTCATCTCCACCATGCGTTTGGCCACATCAAAGACGATGCTGGCCTGCTGCCGGTCGGCTGCCGCGCCGTACACCTCCGCCGATGGCTCGTTGTCCGCGTACAGGAGATACAGGGCAATGGCCGCCGCGAGCTCGCTCTTCCCGTTCTTCTTGGGAATTTCCACATACGCAGTACGAAATTGTCTCGTGCCATCCTCCCGGACGATACCAAACACATCCCTGATGATCTGCTCCTGCCAGGGCAACAGCCAGAACGGTTTCCCGCTCCAGCGGCCCTTGGTATGACAGAGGTTTTCGATAAACCGGACGGCACGGTCCGCCAGCGCCTCATCGTAATGGGAATCCGGCAGCATGAAGCGCGTCGGCTTATAGTTCTTCAGAACGGGGTAATCTGCCGGTCTAGTCTTTTTCGCCACCATCAGTTCCCTCCCAGCAGATCTTCCATATCGTCACCGGGCGCAGCGTTCTCGCCGGAACCGGCAATGATGCGGGACCGGGAGGACGGCGTCAGACCGAACTGCTCGGCGATCTTGTTCATGATCTTCAGATAGGTCTGTGCGATGGAAACCTGCGGTACCTGCTGCCAATAGCCGGAGGGCGTCTTCACAATGGTGCCATGCTGGGTGATAAACTCCTCAGCTTCCTTCCAACGAGCATAGGCCTGACAGTAGGAGGCGAAGGCTGCCTGGTCAACCTCGGTCAGCACACCGATCTGCTCCAGCTGCTTGGAGAGTCGCCGCCATTCCTTTTTTGCTTCCGGCTCCAGCCACTTCGGACATGGGGGTGCTTTCCGGTCAGGCTTCGGCTCAGCACTATTCATGGGCCGCTTACCCGGATTGCCTTCCAGCTCCTTGATCGCAGTCGGCGTTGGTTTTCTTCCTCTGGTCGCCATGGGTCATTCCTCCTCTCCTTCAAGATTTACAAAAGAAAAGAGCCTGCGGATTGCTCCGTAGACTCTGTAAGGTGTTCTGCCAGTATCTTGCTTTATTGTTTCATCGCCCATGCCATCGCATGGCCGTCATCTTCAAATTCAGTGTTGCTGACTGCTCTCAGTCCGATGGTTCCTTCGCAGCTCATGTCGTCGTCCAGATGCTCGTAAACCGCTCCAAAGTAGGAAGGTTTGCCCTTTCCGCTGTAGTAGTATCCGGCAAGGAGAACCTTGTCCCCAAAGCTCAGAACCTTGCTCCAGCGGCATTCGAGGTCCTCCGGGGTGGTGGGGTTCGGCAGTCTGTAGGTTTTCATCGCTTCATTGATCGTCATGGTCTCCGCCTCCTTACTTTCTTACGATGTTGAAATCCGTGATGCTGTAGCCGTTTTCCCTGACGTAGCGGCAAAGCCAATTGTCTGCGTCTGCCGGGTTATCGAAGCGTTTGATTTCCTGCCAGCCGGTCTTGTATCCGGTGTAGGCTTTTACAATCCAGGTGGTTTTCTTCATCGTGGTTTCCTCCGCTTTCGTTGTCGTTTGCCCTTCGGCATGTACATATATCACTCTAATCGGAGGAAATAGCAAGTTATATCTGCGATATATAATGCACAAATATCGGCGGTAATAACTGTGCTTTCTACTACGAGCAAAAGGCCCTTTAGCGGGCCTCCTGCCTGGCATCTGCTTCATTCATTCAGTAGGTATCTGTAGGTTCCTTTGGGGTTCTCCGTGGTCTGCTCATTCTCCAGGAGTCGGAGGGTTGCACCGAAGCGGCGCTTCAGTTCCCACTTGATCAGGCGCTGCGCATCCTCCCGTTCCTTCTGATTGATCCGCTTGGCCTCGAAGGCGTAAGCCTCAATCAGCTCCTCGGTGGTCCAAAGCCTGTAATCGCAAATCCCTTCTAACCTTGCTCTGTTTGCCATGTGTCTGCCCTCCTTATGCTCTTTCAACATCCACCAGCCAGCTGGCTTCCGGGTGGGCCTCGCCGGTGGCTTTCTCGATCCGCAGGCTTTCTTCGTCGATGTAGTGCAGGTGCTTGCCGACCTTGATGAACCGGATGCCTTCGTATCCCGGAACGTCGGTGCGCAGGACCCGTGCCGTGCGGCTCTCGCCGTCGTAGCTCTTGCCATCCCAGCCTCCGAAGGTGAAGGTAACCGTCTCGCGGGTCTTGGTGAAGCGGGCTTCGAACTCGCTGCGGGTGATCGTGGTGTTGTAGTTGCCGAGTGTGAAGTGGTTCCTCAGTGTGTAAGCGTTCGTCATGGTCTTGCCCTCCGTTTTTATGTGTTTTCCCTTTCGGTAGTGTATTAATCACTCTAAACCGGAGATATAGCAAGCGGTTTCTGCAGAATAATCTGCACAATATTCGCCGCCGAAAACTGTGTATGTTACAGCCGCTCAATCCGGCAGGTCATGCCGTCCACATCGATGATCTGGTAGGTATTTCCCCGCCACCGGATCTCCCGGATGCGCACGCCGGTGTAGGCGTTGCTCTGCTGCCGGTCGCTGATCACAGTGCCGTGTTTTTCCATCCAGTCCGCAAGGTTTGTCATAAGGCGCGACTCCCTCTCCATCTTCTCTGCGATGTTCATGCCGCCCTCCTTCAAAATGCCTTTGCAATCCAGCGCCCATGCTTGCGGCTCTTGGAAAAAAGGTATGTGGTTCCGTCGACTTCCAGGTAGCGCTCGTTTACCATGCAGACCTTGTGGCCTTTACTTTCCATGTGGCGGTATGCCTTCTCGGCCAGTTTCTGTACGCTGATCCCAAATCCGTATCCGTCGATGAAGTTCTGCAGTTCTGTCATGTCCTTGCCCTCCGTTTTTTGTGATTTCCCTTTCGGTACTGTATTAATCACTCTGATCGGAGATAATAGCAACTCATTTCTGCTTTAGAAATGCACAAATATCCTGCCCGCGCTTTGGTTTATTTAGTGACTGCTCAAAAACGCGGTTAATATCGTCCCAGGTGCAAACTTACCCTGATGCCGCCCGTCGGCGGCTTGTAGACCTCAACTTTATCGAAACATCATAAGCTGCATCCTCCAGTTCAATGAACTGTACACTTTCCGGTTCATCTCCGCAGTCCATCAGATAAAGCAAAAAAATATTTCCGACTGGGATCGCGAAGAGATTGGTGACATAAACTGATAAGGCGACGGACGCCAGCGTTGTTTCTGCCAGTTTGGTCATGATGAGGCCGGCACCGTTACAGCGTTTCTCTACACTGAAGAAGCGTTCCACCTCAATCCGGTCCGTGTTGTCCTTATACTCATCCACATCAGACTTGTGCTCAGCTGCAGGCCGTCCTAACTTTGGCCCGGAAATTCGGATTCCGTGATCCTTACAATACGCACGATTCGCCCTTGTTCGATAAATCTGATCTGCAAGCACCCGTGCAGGATAATGCCCGGTACGTTTTTTATATCGCTCCACTGCATCCTGAAGAATCGTGCTCTCATTGTAAGGGTCGAACTGGATCTTCTCCAGGCGGGCATGCCCCTTTTCATCAATGCTGACATCATACTTCGGGCCAAACTCTACCGGAGCTTTTGCCTTGCCACGAACGATGGGGCGGATATACGGCTGACTGATGCTGACGATCCGGTCATCTACCCGATGGGTGCGGCTGTCAAACATGTACTTCTGCTGCTCGTAAAGCTTCTGTATAGTCAGGTAGTAATCAATATACCTCTGCGGAAGAGCATATCCCTCCGTCATGTATGCCTCCAGATACCGGAGGTCACGGTTCAGACAGCCAAGCTGTCTGCGGATCAGGCTCCGAAGTTTTTTCGTCGGACGCTTTTTAGCTTTGGCCATAGCAAGATATTCTTTCCGAGCACTTATCCGATAAGTCCTTGGCTTCTTCCAAGGATGGTACTGATGATGGAAATAGTCAATCATCTCCTCCAGCTTCTCTCTCGCATCATTGAGGAGGACAAAGTCCTGGGGATATTTGATGTTGGATGGAGAGCAGGTGGCATCCAGAATAAACGTCCCTGCATTCTCCCCGTCAGCGGATTCTGACGGCTTATCATCAGCATGCTCCAGTGTTGGCGCTGCCGTAGCAAGATACTCTTCATTCGCCATCATCAGAAATCGCGTATCCAGTCTGCGGCGGAAATACACCAGGACAGTCGCTTTGAACGGACAGGTGTTCGAAAACTGCTTCATACCAAGAAAGTACTGGTAATAGGGGTTCTCTGCGACTTCTTTCACCAACTCCCGGTCGGAGAATCCTTTGCGCTTCTGAATGATCAGTGCGCCCAGAGCAATACGCAGTGAGAAAGCCCTGCGCCCTCTTGAAGAGGGAAAAAGAGAAGAATACATCTTTTCAAGGCTGGCCCAGTCGATGGCATCTGCCAGTCTGACCCATTCATTGTTTTGATCCAGCGGTGTGCCACAACTCTGGTTAAAATCAAAAATCGAAATCTGGTGTTCCGAGAGAGATTTATACATGCCACACCGCCCCGAATATATCAAAAGTGCAAGGGAATCGAACTGATCTGCGAATATCTTTGCAATGATTATATCATATTTTTCGGCATTTTCCTTTGAGTAAAGGGACTTTATTTATTGAGCATTCACTAAGTAAATGGCTAAGTTTGGTTAAGTATCAGATATTCAACGCTTTCATAGCCTTATTTACCGCTTCTAATTCCCTACGTTCCCAATCTTTACATACCGTTGTATACACTTTCATTGTCGTTCTGGAGTCATCATGCCCCATTAAACTCATTGCAACTTTAAGCGATACACCGTTTTCAAACAACCTTGTACAAAAGGATGTTCTAAGATTATGGCATGAGAATTTAGGCAATAACAAAGTTCCATCATTACGGCTCTGCGCTTCTAAATTCGCATCACGGATTATACGCCTTAACGCTTTATTCAATGTTCCTTGATGCTGAACATTTCCGAAACGGTTAAAGAACACAAAATCCGAATAACCATCAACAATAGCGGTACTTGATAAATTATTCTCCGTCTGAAACTGTCTTTCAATTTCAAGTGCTTTTTTCACGGAGTCCAACATGGTTATAGTGCGCGTTCCTGCTTTGGTTTTAGGCTTGTTAATCTGCCATGTCATACCGTTTTCATCTTTGTAGTATACAAGCGTATGATTAACATCAATGATTTCTTCTTTGAAATCAATATCACACCATCTTAAACCAGTCAATTCACCGACACGTAAACCAGTACCAACCATAACCGCAAACGTGCTATACCAATGAGAATACGTTTCACTATTAGCAACAAAGTCTAAAAACCGCGCCTGTTCACTTGCTGTCAAGGCTTTATGCTTCTGTTCATCCGTATTGAGTGCCTTTTTAAAATCTTTCATGCACCCTTCAGAAGGATTTGACGCAATGTAACGTTGAGAAACGGCAAAATCAAACACCTGACCTAAAACATTCTGCAATCCGTCAATCGTTTCAAGGCTTAATCCCCTTACTTCAATCAATGTATTGTAGAGCCGTTTGATATCAATGTTCTTTACGTCCTTAATTTTCATCTTGCCTAATTTGCTATCTTTGGCGTAATGATCATAAAGGAATTTATAATTCTGCCTTGTGTGTTCCCGAATGCCACGTTTAGACTCAAACCATTCTGACGCAACAGTATCAACCGTTTTCAATTTCTGTGACGTACTAACACCCTTTTCAATGTCCGTTTTAAGTTCATCTTCTTTTTCCCTTAATCCTTCTATTGTTTTGGATGATAGTGTTTTACGCTTTCCTGTTTCCTCGTCAATATAGCGATATACTAACATTCCATCAGGGCGCAAACTTTCGCCTTGTTTCAATTTAACTAAATTACCATGTGCATTACGCACACTTGAAATAACTCTTTTTGCCAAATTTAACGATCTCCTTTCCGAAAAGGCAAAAAGAGACATCTATTCAAGGTACAAGTATACCTCTCATGTCTCTTTTTTGCAATGGGGTATCAGATGCATTCACAAGCGTTAAACCAATCATCAAACGCTTTAGCTTTGATCAATACTTTT